GAAGAGGGAGTGCAAAAGCAACCCCCTTGGTTAAATTGATTATTCTTCGTATGTCATTGAAACGCCGGCACTAGAACCTTGACGACTCCAACTTGGGTTTAAGCCATTAATTTCTAAAATATCATCACGTATGTTTTGGTTGCGTTTTTCTGTGTTTAATACACGGCAGAAACTGTTTGTTATAGCGGCAGTGTAATAAGCGAATGGATTAGCTGATTTTGCTTCATTGAATCGTAATCCAACATAAGTTAGTTGTAGAATAGCACTGTTACGCATCTCATCATTATATGTGTATCCACGCCAATTGTATTTCATGGCGTACTTTTCACACATCATGATGTACATACGTGCTAGTTTGTTTGTAATCTGTCCGTGTTCTTTACTAAAATTACCACGGGTCAATCCACCAGTCCAATGACTTTTTCCCACGCAATAGAATGAATTGTTTTCATCAATCTTGTAGTGTTGAAATGGTGGAAAGTTGACTTTGACATGAACCATGTCATCAACTTCATCTTTAGTAGTTGTATCTTCTAAGTCAGCAAAAATCTCATCTGGATCGCCCTCTTCAAACTCAAATATGTCTTTTGCTGTTTTCTTCTTCACTGTTTTGCGTGGTTGTTTTTGTGATACCGGAATATGGTCCCAAGTCATGATACGGAACATCAAATCAGTCACAGGAATAGATAAAGAATCAGTTGTTCCCTTTGCCAATCCTTGCTCAATATCCATTCTTAATGCTCTAGTTTCTCGGGCTTGTTGTATAGATTCTGCTGAAAATGCGTGTTCAAATGATTTTTCTAAGGGTTCTTGGGGCATGTCTACGATGTAGTCATATTGATGATACTCAGGTTTTGTAAAGTAGCAATATGTTGTTTTGCTTTCATGAATCTCTTTTAGAATGTCTTTGTTATTGAGGTAGTTAACCGGTTTTTTTGAAGGTAAGCTCATAGGGTCCTTGTTGTTATTGCTCTAGCATAGCACAAAAGTTGCGAAAATGCAACACTTAGGGTGAAGAAAAGGTAAAAAACGAACTAATATTTATGAATAAATATAGATAAGGAAAAAACTATTATGGCAGAATTCGGACTACAAGGTGAAATTAAAAACGCCAGAGAACAAGGTACCGCACAAGACCAGGCCAACTTTCAACAATACAGAGATTGGCGTGTTGTATTGAGGCTAGCACCAGAATCTTCTGGATATCTGTACAAAGCCCCTAACCCGGGAATTCTAGCACCATTGGCGTTGACTGACGGTGTTATATTCCCCTACACGCCACAAGTTGCAGTTCAATACTCAGCGTCATATGACCCAACTGAAGTAGCGCATAGCAATTATAAAATATTTCAATACAGAAGTAGCTCAGTTGATACTGTGTCGATTACAGGTGATTTTACTGCACAAGATACGTTTGAGGCAAATTACGTGATAGCAGTGATTCATTTCTTTAGATCAATTACTAAAATGTTCTACGGACAGGATCAAAATCCTAGGAACGGAACCCCTCCCCCTCTGTGCTATCTATATGGTCTAGGAGCCTTTCAGTTTAACAAACACCCGTTAGCTATTACGGGATTTAATTATAGCTTACCCAATGACGTTGACTATATACGTTCAAACATATCAAGTCAAGAGAACCCTGATTCTATACTAGGACAATGGTCTGATAATCCATCTAATACTAGAACTGCATCAGCAGGAATAAGCCCCGGTGGAGTACCGATGCCCCCTCAATGGGCATTGTCTCAAGTTAACAGTGGTGGCAGTGGCTCTGACGGTCCTACGTATGTACCAACGAAAATGCAAATACAAATTAATGCAGTTCCAATCATCAGTCGCAGAGATATCAGCGAAAATTTCAGTCTGGAGCAATATGCTTCTGGAAGATTATTGCTTGGATCAAATAGACCACAAAGCGGAGGTGTCTGGTAATGGCTTCAATTGATAACGGATTATATCCAACAACTAGTCCTTATTACACAACTGATGTTGTTAATAAAAAGTTTTTGGATGTAATGGTAAATCGTGCAATTCCTGCGTTAGCTTCTGATGTTTTTTGGACTATCACTCCTGTCTACGAATTTAGACCTGACATATTGGCATATGACTTATATTCGGATAGCAGGTTGTGGTGGGTATTCGCACAACGTAATCCAAACAGACTCAAAGATCCATATTTTGACTTTGTAGCAGGGATAGAAATTTACTTACCCAAATTAGACACACTAAAGAGATCCTTAGGTATATAACATGGCAGTTATCTATGATGAATTGGGAAATGTAATTGGCGATTACGGTGACGGTCCAGACGAAGTATCCAGCGCCGGCACTACACAAGCAGGTTCTTCTGGTACAGATACAAACGAATTTGGTATTGGTGTCAGACAGTACAATCCATTAAGTTTGTATTCAAGTTATACATATCAATTGTCATTGTATATGATAAGTCCTGACGCCTATGAAGAATTTAATAATACCGGTAGAAAAAACATATTTTTAGTAAACGACCGTAACGAAGGCGGTGGCGGCGCGTATCTAATTGCACAAAGTGGTGGTATAGAAGATCCTTCAGTAAGAGCACCGGGATTCCACTTTGATTATTTTATTGACAATTTAGTCATCAACTCTGCGGTTAACGGTGCAAGTACAGGTGGCCCAACAACAAACGTAGACATGACGTTTAATATTACTGAAGCTTATGGTCTTTCGTTCATTACTAATTTAAAAAGAGCAAAAGACGCATTGGATCAGTATTCAGCAACTACAAACTTTAAAGATTCACAGAACGCATCTAAACAATTCTTCATTTTAGGAATCAAATTCTTAGGTTATGATCCCGCCGGAAGATTGATTACACAATCTTCTTATATCAATGAGAGACTTGGAGGCTCAGATCCAACGTTTCAACGATTCTATAATATTGAGATAACTGAACTAAAGTTTAAGATAGATGGAAAAACAACTGTATATAACATTAAAGCTACTCATACTGAAATATCAGGTGCGATAGGTCAAAAACGAGGAATTATTGACAAAGGTGCTAATCAACTAACAGGTAATACTGTAGGTGACATTCTTGATAAACTAATGGCTAAAGTGACTAAAGATCAGGAAGCCTTAGTTAAAAGCGGAGACAAGGAATTTGCAACTACTTATAAGGTAGAATATTTTGATGATGCACAAGAGATTGCCGCATCTACTATCGTTAGCTCAGCCGACGTTAGTAAGATTAAGTGGCCTATGGCAGAGCCAAGCGATAAATCTACCGTAAACTCAAGTCTTGAAATTAAGGCGCAGCCTAATAGTAAAGAACGCACAATGGCATTCAATGGTGCTACTCCAATCATACAAGCAATTACAAGCGTTATCAAACAAAGTGATTATTTGGTTAACGGATTGAAAGAAGTATACACTACCGAAGAATCACCGGATGCAAAAACAAACTCTAATAGTTCTGAAAAAATTGACAGTAAGAAACGTTTAAAGTGGTTTACTGTTATGCCTAAAATTGAGGACATTAAGTTTGATAGAAAATCTAAAGATTGGGTGTACAATATCACCTACCAAGTAAAAACATATGAGATTCCTATATTGAAATCAGCTTATGCAGACAAGACTACACCTTACTACGGTGCAGTAAAACGGTATGAGTATTGGTGGACAGGTCAAAACTCTGAGATTGTAAAGTATGAACAGACGATGAATAATACTTACTTTACTGTAGCACTATCTGGTGATAGTGCATCTTCGGCTTCAACTGGTGGTAAAGCAAACATACCTTTAGTATTTGGTAAAAGACAAAAAGCAGACCGTTTAGGTAAATTAGATGTGGGTATGGAAGCGCAGAACAGTGTTGTTACTGATTTATATGACCCTGGAGCTTGGGCCGATGCTAAGATTGAAATCTTAGGAGACCCTGATTGGTTAGCTAACCCTGAATATTCATCGGGTGATGCTAAATCATTCTATGGTAATGATGGATACACAATACAATCAAACTCAGGTCAAATATTTATTGAGATAAAATTTTTAGAAGCAGTTGATTACAATAATAGTACAGGTGTGATGAACATCAATGATAAACTTATGCTTTGGGATTATCCAGTAAAAGTAGCAGAACAATTAAATGGTGCTATTAGTTACCAAGTCAAAGATATCAAACATATGTTTAGAGGTGGCAAGTTTACTCAAGAAATTAACATGGCTATTAACACCTTTCCAGATGTTGATGGTCTTAAAATGTCTGAACAAATGAGAGAGACAGAAAATAAAGAGTACGCTGATACTGAAAATCAACAATTACAAAACAGATCAACCGGTCTTACAACAGACCCTCCACCAAGTAGCGGATCAAGTGGTGAATCAGCCGGAATAGTTTCACCGGAAGAGTTGTCGGGAGATAATAATGGCTGAGAATATTATTAAACAGACCGGGGCGTCAAAAGCAAGTCAACCCGACGCCGGCGGCGGTGTAGTAAGAAATGTACCGGTACTAGGTATAGTTAAAAACAATATTGATCCTACACGTACCGGTCGTATTCAAGTTTATATCTCTGATTTGGGTAGTGATGATCCTGATAATCCAGCCGGTTGGGCAACCGTCTCTTATATGAGTCCGTTCTATGGATTTGTTGAACCAACGGCAAGTACTACCGGAGAAGGTGATTTCACTGCAAACCCTGCTAGTTACGGTGTTTGGAATAGTGCGCCTGATCTAGGTACTACTGTTATTTGTATTTTCATTAACGGTGACCCTAACTACGGATTCTATATCGGGTGTGCTCCTAAAGCAGAAGCACTACACATGGTACCTGCTATTGGTTCAAGTGAAAATATTGTCACAAACAATGACGGTGAAGCAAACAGTTACGGTGGTGCAACACAACTTCCTGTAACAAATATCAATATGAATAATGAAGCGGTTGCTGATGGCAATAACTTCTTAGATGAACCTAAACCAATTCATAGCTATCAAGCTTCTATTCTATTCAAACAAGGTCTTATTCGTGATACATTAAGAGGTACGATCACATCAAGTGCTCAACGTGAGAGTCCATCTCGTATTGGGTGGGGTGTTAGCTCACCGGGAAGACCTATTTTTGCCGGCGGATATAATGATACTTCTATTGCTACTGCCGCAACACAAGGTAAAGATGCAGCCGGAATGACAGTCATCTCACGTAGAGGTGGCCACTCTATTGTTTTAGACGATGGTGATTTGGTTGGTAGAGACCAATTAATTAGATTACGTTCAGCAGCCGGACATCAGATTTTAATGAGCGATGATGGACAAACCATCTTCATCATTCACAGTAACGGACAATCATGGGTTGAGATGGGCAAAGAAGGTACCATCGATATGTTCTGTACTAACAGCTTTAATGTAAGGACACAAGGTGATATCAATTTTCATGCTGATAATGATATAAACATTCACGCCAAGAAAAAATTGAATATCAAAGCAGAAGATATTTTCATACAGTCTGAAAAATCATCTAAACACCTAATTGGTAGTGATTATAATATTGAAACTACTGGAACTCACGGCCATAAAATAGGAGGATCATTTAGCTTAGAATCAGGTGGCGAAGGCAGTCTAGTATCTAGTGGTACATTTTACATTAACGGAAGCAAGGTTAATTTGAATACAGGTCAAGGTGCTTCCCCTGCATCGGTTGCACCATTGACAGATAAGGCACAAACGGATACAATGTTTGATTCTACAAAAGGATATATTGCCTCTCCTGGAACACTTAAGAGTATTACAACAAGAACTCCTGCACACGCCCCGTGGTCAAATGCTAATCAAGGTGTTAATGTTGAAACAAGTCCAAATGCAAGTGATAACTTGCCCGAAGCTCCAAGTGCAGAAGTTGAAAAAGCAAACCAATCCGCGGATGTATCACCTACAACAACACCAGTAGAACCAGCGGCATTGGCTAGTGTACCAAATGCACCACCAGTAAGTGAAGCTATAGATCCGCAAGCTACTGGATCTATGCTTGGTGCAGTTGCTACAAATGCGGCAACTGGCCCGGCAGCAGAAGCAGTCGCACAAGGTGCTGGTATCGTAGAAACAGCTACTGGTTCAGTAGCGGCAATTGGCTCATTTGCACAATCTCCTGCGCAACTTGAAGCAGCCGGAATATTGAAACCCGGCTCATCAAGCTTAGTAGATTCGTTAGTACAGGGTGGTTCATCGTTGTCACAGGCACTACCTACTAACTTGTTTACAGGCAAAGACGGTGTTACTAGCTTGACTTCATTAGTGAACAATCCATCTGCACAGATTAATGGAATGGTTTCTAACTTCCAGCAATCACAATCAGCATTGACAAGCGCAGGGTTGATGTCTGGTAAAGAATCATCAACCTCTATTGCAGGTCTAGTTATGGCCGGCGCAACTGCGGGACTTAGCAATACAATCAATGCAGTTAAGAACTTAGGTTCATTGGCTGGTAACATCTCATTACCGGGTGTTGGACTACCCGGAGTCACAAATCCAGTTACAAACGCTATTAGTTCAGGTAAATTTGCTGCCGGACTTGCAGAATCTAGTACAGGTGGTTTAGGATCTATATTGGGCGTGGCATTACCTGTAGCAGGATTAATTGCAGGGTCTAGGATGAGTAACAGAGGCGCCAGTGCAGCCGCATTTGGTTTGATTGCCGCATCTTTGACTGCATTACCACGTGGTCCTTCTAACTTAAGAGCAACATCATCTGCAACAATGGACTCTGCACTTTTAAGATCGAATTCATTGTTGACAACTGCACAAGTTCTACGTACAGCAGGACAAATTGTAGGCGGTAGATATACTAAAGTTACAAGTGCCGTTTCAGGTGGAATTACTGCTATCAATCGTCTAAATAGTGCTAGGAACTCATCACAGGGTCTAGCAGGATTGACAGGTGTTATTGGTAGTTTGGGAACATTAGGATCTGCATTAGGTAACAAGTCATTAGCCAAAGCCGCAAGAGATGTTAACTCTATCATCGGTGTATCCACACAGGTCAACCGTAGTCTAGGTGTTATTGCTAATGCTAAGAATGCATCGCAAGCACTCGGTGGATTGTTAGGTGTGTTTGGTGGTATTGGTAGAGGTGGCGCAGTATTTGGTAACAAGAGACTAGCAAGTACTACTAAGAAGATCAATAGTGTAATATCCAATACAGGACAAATCTTTAGAGCAGTAGACGCACTTGCTACAAGTAAAAACATCAACACAACATTAGGTGCTTACGGTTCAATTATCAATTCTGCTGGTAGAATTGCAGGTGTATTTGGTAAAAACAGTAGAAGCACAGGTCTGTTTGGTTTACCAGGTGGACAACTAAGCGTTGGCTCTATCGTTAACAAATCATTGGGTTCGTTAGGTATACCCAAGAATCCTGCATTGAATGCGATTATTACTAACGCAGTGACAGCATCCATTAACAAGATAGCATTCCCACAGAGCATTAAAGGTAAGGCAGGTTTAGGAATAGCATCAGGATTAAGTCTACCTAGCTTACCTTCAGGTCTTCCCGGTTTACCAAGTTTAGGTGATGTGTCTAATAAGATAACACAATCATTGACTGATTTACAAACTCAAGGACAAAACTTGACTACATTGGCTATGGGTGATTTGACAGCAGGAGAAGCGGGTCCATTGAATGCCGCTATGGCAGCAATTGGATTTGGTGGCGCCGGCGCATTACAGATGCCTACTATCGGGTTGAACACTAACGACTTATCTCAAGTTGAGGCTCAAATTACATCATTATTAGGTGATCCTAGAATACCGGCACCAACGTTTGGTGAAGATAATGAATCAGCAGTTGCAGTATTGGAAGCTTTCTTGAAACAGAACGATCAAGTTGATGCTATTTTTGATGAAATAGATGACCTAGCTACACAAGTAATTTCTGCAAGGGAAGAATACTATTCATTAGAATTATCATTACCAGCAGGAGATCCTGAAGTCGATGCCGCAAGGGAAGAGTATATTGCAATGAGTCAAGAATTGCAATCTAAATTGAATCAGGTTGATACTCTCATCAACGATGCTCCTGCTCCAAAAGAAGCAGTATTTCCAGGATATAGCGGACCCTCAGTAGTATATGCATCTGATGGTAGTAGCTCACCTGTAGATAGTTTGGGTAATGTATTATATCCGTTGATTAACGGCAGCTATAGACAAGGATAAAGGTGCATAAATAATATCATGTCTCAATACATTGGATTCAGTACTATAAATGCAAACGCCCCAAAGTCAACAAATGTTGCTACGGGTAATGACGGTGGGGTTGGTGGAATAACTCAACCCATTACCACTGGTAAAAAGTTTCGTTTAGTGGATAGTCCACTAGTAGTACGAGACTTTCTAAACGCATTAAATATTCCTCAAGGTCAGAAAGTTGGTCAACCCAGTTATGGCACTACCATATGGTCTTTTGTGTTTGAACCAAACACACCCGATACACAATATAAACT